TCCATTGCATAGATTCGAGCTTGGCGAACTTTGTCGATGCCATTGATACAAATGCCGAGCTTCATTACTATATTACAGACAAGGTTCCGCATCAATCCGATAGGACCATACTGACTAAAAACTGGCAACGATATGATATGGCAAGAGTTTGATATAACTTTAAGCGATAAGAAGCTTGATGAGATGGGAATTGATAAGTTCACAGACTCCAAAGCCATGGTGGCATTGGATAATGTCTATTCATTCCATAAATCCTATAACGATAACAATGATGAGGTGGTATTGATCATGTTCATCAATGGAGATTCAATGCAGGTGAATTGCTCATACGAAACCATGAAAAAAATAATGAAATGCAGATAGCACAGCACCTGATGCCGAATGGCATGGGAGCGCACAATGACTTCAGAGATGCCATCACCAACCTCATCCGAACCAAGAAGCTTCAGCGAATCATTGAGACTGGCAGCTATCTCGGTGAGGGTACTACTCAAGCCATCGCTGATGCTTTGGTGGGAGATGAGCAAGTCTGGAGTATCGAGGTTAATCCGAGGCATTACGAAATCGCTCGAAAGCGTCATCGCAATACGCCCATTAACTTCCTGCTTGGGCTTTCTATTGGGCGTTCTGATATCCCCACTTCTGTTACTTTCGATGTGCCTGATCACATTGTCATTGATCATTTGGACCATAACCGAGAGCTACTTTACAAACAGGAAATAAACTTCAAGGGAGCTGATGGATTGCTTCATTATGTCTTGGCCAAGCTTGACTTCAAGCCTGATTTAGTTATCCTTGACAGCGCAGGCCACATGGGATTACAGGAGTTCAGATATCTGATGGATCGCGTGGAACCAGGCTTCTATTTGGCCTTGGATGATACCAACCATGTCAAGCATTACCAAACATGTGAAAGCCTCAAGACCGTGGATTGTGACCTAATTTGGTCAACAGACCAGGGCTTTGGCAGTCGCATTTATTATATCAAATGAGGTACGCCTTAACCATAGTTTACAACGCCAAGCACCATCTGCTTCACAAGGACTTTGCCGAGCGCATGGTTTCCATGTTCGACAAGTGGGTGATTGTGGAGGGCTTCAGCAGGAATGGTGGCTCAACGGCGTGGTGTACTTCAATTAGACCTTTATCGCAATCCAACGATGGAACAATTGAGACTTGTCAAAATTTGGCAAGTCAATATCCGACAAAAGTCTTATTTGCCACATCCCAAACAGGATGGCCTAGCAAGGATGCGCAGGTAAACAAAGGAATCGAATTACTACAAGGCAATCCTGATGGATGGCTTTGGCAGGTGGATGCCGATGAGCATTGGACTGAATCGGACTTGACCGAGGCTGAAACTATGCTTGGTAGTGGCTCAAATACTGCTGGAGGCTTTCAATTTTATCATTATCTTTGCAAGGATAGCGATGGCAGACAGTTGGTGGGGAAAGGATCTTGGGGCGATGGCATTAGTACACGATTGTGGTGGTGGCATGGACAGAAGTTCATTACCCACGAACCACCAATCATGGAAGGGCAGGATGGCTACAAGGTCTTACCGCAAAAGTATCATCACTACTCCTATTACTTTGAGCAAGATGTTGAATTCAAAAGCAAGTATTATAAAGGTTACAGGCCAGTGTTGCAAAATTGGCAACAGTTGCGCCGCAGCCGATATAACTATCCCATACCTGCCAAGACATTGCTCGGAACAGGCACAACGGTTGACCTCACTAACTCTTATATAACTACACTATCATGAAAGGATGTTCATCTTGCGGAGGTAGTAAGCCTAGGACTAGGCCGAAGCCACCCACTAAACCCAAGTTCTAATGTTGACCCCTGAGCAGTTATCCTATTTGGTCGATGAATTGACATCGATACGCAATAAAGGGCAGAAGTCCAAAGGAATCACCTTGTTTCGGCAGGATGATGACCATGGCCACCACTTGCCTAGTTATTATCCTGGTTACAACCTATCGGCTAAATGGCTCGATCAAATCAGGATACATGCTCAGAAAGGGGTATTCCCCTACGAACTATTCGCCAAGAACGCGCCAAATCAGACTCCCAAGGAGTATGAATATGTGAAGGCGAACTTCAAGCAGACCACTCTCCAAGTGTTCAAAGACATGGTTGATACCTATGGCCGAGCTTACCATGAGAATAACTGGAGCATCACCTACACGCCTGATGCAGATCAGTATGTCAACACCGATACTACCCTAGCGCGTTACCTAGACTCCGAGTTCCCGGAATATGGCAGCTTGGATCAATTCGTGTTCACCTTCCTGCCTCCATTGAAGCTCATGGATGCAATGGGAGTGGTGGTGGTGATGCCGTATGAACTTGACACGGTTGAGATTGAAGGCGAGGAAGTGCTTAACCCAGATGCCTTGGTTGAGCCTTACACCAAGTTCTACCATACTACTCGCGTGCTGGCTTATGATGAGGAATATGCGGTGATAGAAAGCGAAGAGCGCAGCGAGGTTGAGTACAATAACAAGATGGTCATGGATGGGATGGTTTATCTCATTTTTGATGACCAATGGATATACAAGGCCATCCAAGTAGGAAAGAAGGTTGACAATCAATTCGAGATAATCGAATGGTTCAACCACGCCACTGGAATGGTTCCTGTTAAGCGCGTGGATGGTATCAGCATCCAAATCGATGAGACCATGATGCAACAGTCTCCGTTCCTATACGCTACTGATGTATTGGATGAGGTTCTGTTGGATGCCGCTTTGCTTCGTGGAATCAAGCCGACCTGCACCTATCCTTACCGAGTCATGATTGGCGATCCTTGTCAGTTCCAAATCAAGGTGGATGGCGAGAATCTGACCTGTGATGGTGGCTGGCATTACCGAATGGATGGTGGCAAGTCGATGTGTCCAGAATGTAACGGCTCAGGATTGAAGGACAGAATCAGTCCTTATGGAACCTTGCTCATAAAGCCTCAGACCAATACTTCCCAAGGCGATAACATCAGCCCTGATTCAGCTATATTCTACGCAGCTCCATCCACTGAAACGCCTCGATTTCTGCGTGAGGAGATTGCCCATAACATGAACCAAGCCTATGAGATTCTACACCTCAAGAAAACCAATAACAAGGTCCAAGGCGGTGAAGGCATCACAGCTACCGAGGCGGCATCTGACCAAAAGGCACTCATCGCTGGAATCAAACAGAACTGTATGCAGCTGTTTGATATGTACCAATGGTGCATCGATATGGTTGGATTGATGCGATATGGTGAGAATTATCGACAGCCTACTATCAAGCGACCTGTGAATTATGATTTCTACCTTGAATCGGATTATTTGGCTCAGATCAATGAAGCCATCATGGCCAAGCAGCCTCCATTCGTTATTCAGTCTATCATCTATAAATACTTGCAGACTCTTTATTATCCTGATGTGCAAGGCCAGCAGATATTCAGTTTGATCAGTCAGGCTGACCGACTCTTGACCATGACCTTGGATGAGATAAATCTTAAGCTTTCCAAAGGCTTGGTGGATAAATGGGAAGTGGTCCTGCATGATTCGGCAATTAACTTGGTTAATACTTTGATGATGGAGAATCCTGCATTCTTTGAGCAGGACTTCGATACTCAGTTGGCTCAATTGGTGGAGCGTGCCAAAAATATCGCAGCCAATATCCAGTTAACTACCGCTGCTCCTTTCAACGCTCAATCCTTAGTTAGCAACATAGTAGCAGGCATCTAATGGCAACGATTAGTGAGCTGATAGCTGAGAAAACGCGGCGGCTCACCACCGTTCCAGATGAGTATTTAACTCAGGTAGAGATAGCCCAGAAGAAGCTATTCCCACAGATTGTGGACATACTTCGGCAGCTCACTGTTGACTCGGCAGGTAATTTGGTTTTGAATAGTTCCAACCTTGCCTTGGCTTCCGATGTGAAGCAATTGGTGCAGCAGATTCTTTCCGATTCGGAATACATCACGGCGGTTAGTGAGTATGCCAAGCAGATGGGTGAACAAGCGAAAGTCAGTAATGACTTATTCGCCAAGACTTTTGATGATTTCACTCCCAGACCTGTAAGTCAACAACTGCTGAGAACCACCCAGCGAAACGCGGTTGACTTGCTTGTCAATGCCATCGGAAACCAACGCTTCGCCGATGTGGTTCGAGAGAATATCGAAACCGCCATCAGCTCCAATGCAGGTTTCACGGAAACGGTCAGGCAGCTTCAGACCATTGTCACTGGTGATGAGGAAGTCGATGGAAAGCTTTTGCAGTATAACAAGCAGATTGCCCATGATACCTTCGCCATTGCCGATAGGAATTATACCAGTGCGGTCAGTGAGGAATTGGAAGCTGAATGGTTCTTTTATTCGGGCAGTGAGATAGAAACCACAAGACCGTTCTGCTCAAATAGGCATAATAAATATTTTTACTACAAAGAGATTGAAGATTGGCCGACCTCAGATTATAGTGGTGGTGGAGTAAGCAGTGGTCAATGGACAGGCCAAATACCTGGAACAAATTCCAAGACCATCTATTCCTATGCCGGTGGTTACAACTGCCGACACTCGATTATACCTGTATCGATTCGCAGAGTGCCTGAAACTGTGGTTAGGGAAGCCATACAAAAGTGGGGTTTTGAACCCACTCAGACCGAGGCTGATTTGCTTGGATTATAAAAGCCGCCTTACGGGGCGGCCAATCACAAACAACCAAACGGAACAAATATATTACTTTTTTCTTCTGATGCTGATTTGGTCAAAGCATAGCAATGCCAAACATAGCATGAATAGGCAATATGATAGTATCATGTGATGATCCACCACCAAATGATAACGCAAGCCGTTACTACTATGGGCCAGAAACATCCATCAAATTTATCCTTGATATATTTCATATCACAATTATAATCATAAAATAGTATCTTTGTTACTTATATTTGCATAAAAATCACCCCTTTATGAACCATCTAAAGAAAGCAACAAGCATGAAGACAGGTCGGGTGGCCATGCTTCCACCATCCATCTACAACAATCCTGCTCGCATGGCATCGGGTGGATGGGTGCTTATTGAAACGCCACCAAGAGAAATCGTGCAGGTAAGCGAGAACAGATATGTGATTCTTGAAACCAATCAGACAGCTCCAGCTGAGCCGACTGTTGATACCCTAACATCGGAGCAACCGACATCCGAAGAACCAAAGAAGAAAAGTCGGAAACCAAAACAAACTACAAATGATAGACCTGAAGCAGCTGAATGAGTTCGCAGGAATCGAAGCGGAAAACTTCGACCAATTCAAGGAGCAATTCCAACAAAAGTTCGTACTTAAAGAAAATGTGGTCAAGGATCCTGACCTGACATCAGCCATCACTGGCAAGGTGATGGGAAGCCAAATGACCAAGATCAGGCAGATGTTCAAGGAGGAAGGCATTGAAATCACCGAAGAGGAAACCAAGACCATCAAAAAGAATGAGGAACTGTTTGCTCTTGGCATGAACAAGCTGAAGGGAACCTATATAAACCAAATCGAAGATGTCAAAAAATCCTCCGCACTTGGATCAGATGAACGGTTACGCGAATACGAAACGCGTATCCAAAAAATTGAGAAAGAAAAAAACGACATCAAAGCAGCTTGGAAAAGCACTGGCGAGGAGTTTGAAAAATACAAGTCCGACATTTCCACTGCAATGAAGCAGAAGGAGATTGACTATAAAGTGGCAAAAGCCAAGGAATCACTGAAGCTTCGAGCCAAGATAAACGAGGCAGAGCGTGCAGGATTCGAGTCTATCCTCAAGAACCGCCTAAAATTCGACATGGATGATACAGGCTCATTGATCATCATGAACGCTAATGGTGAGCGCATCAAATCCAAGGTCAAGGCTGGAGATTTCATGCCTGCCGAAGAGGCCATGCAGGAGATAGTGAACGAGCTTGGACTTGGCGAAACCAACCCACATGCTGGCAAACCTGCTCCACAGGTACCAGTCATGAACCAAGGCTTCGGTCTTGGCAACCGCAATCCTAGACCCATGCCGAACCAACAGGCACCGGCAATGGCGGCAGGAAAGCGCATACATCCTAGGGCTTCTAAGTAGTGCAATTTAATTAATGGTTGGAAGGCTGTGAGAAATCACGGCCTTTTTCATTATATTTGCATCGGTGCGTGCCACTGCAATAGTGTGGATTTGTTGCAAGCCACGGCAATATCGGGCAAAATCAACTTATTCTAAACATTTAAATCCATACTAAACCATGTCATGTTCTTCAACTCTGCTCGCTTGCCCTGATGTGCAGCTTGAGCTAAATTCTTACTTCACCACTTGTAATGTCGCTACCCTTGGCCGCGATTCGGCTTTCTTGGGCATGTTGACCTCTCCTGAGAATGTATCAGGTATCAACCAGGTTGTTAACCCAGGTGGTGCCAAAACTCGTACTGTAATCCTTCGCTACGATTCAGGCATTCCAGTTGCCAATGTAGAAGAGGTAACTGAGTGCAACTTGGACTGTGCCGCTACCAACCAAGGTGGTGACAACTCCGCTGAATACTCAATGGATATCTGCCAAAAAGTTAAATACGGCGAATCTTACTCCGTATATGATTTGGCTACCATCTGCCGTTCAAACCAAGACTTCATCGCTGCTCGTTTGAACGCAATGGCTGGTGCCATCGAACAGAAAATCGCTCAAAAGACAGCTGAAGAATCAGTTGCTTTGGTAGGCGGTTGGGCTTCTGATGTATCCAATGTGACTGGTGCTGTTAAGCAAGTAGCTACCAAAAATGGCACTGCTTTGAACCCTTACTTCTTGCCTGAAATCGACCTTGCTGCAAAGCAGACTGGTTACTGCGCTCCTATCGGAATCTTCGGTGGTTCTGAACTTTACCTTTCAACTGACCTGTTGAATGTAGGTTGCTGCGGAACTGATGGCATGGATCTTATGGGCATCATGGGCCGCTATGGCAAAGTGGTTGCTTGGGATCCTTATATTGTTGATGCTTTCGCTTCCAACAACTTGTCTTTGATGACCCAACTTGGAGCCATGCAGTTGCTTGTTTACACTGTAGGAACTGAAGCTTCTTTCAGCCCACTTGCTTCCGGTGCTTCCAGCAACTTCGAGATCATCCCATTGACCACTCCTCGCTATGGCATCCCAGTTGACTTGATTGTATCAAACAACTGCGGTCAGATCAGCATGACCATGCAGACTTCAACCAAGCTTGTTGCTTTGCCAACTGACTTGATCTGCTCTGGTGCTTCTGCTGGTGTGAACTTCGTGAACTTGCTCGAAGTTAACAACGCGTAATCCTGTTTCATTCATTAATTGGGAGGGGCTGTAAAGGCTCCTCCCTTTAATCATATCCGCATGGAGTGTTTCAAAGACCTTATACAAGTCAGGGACCTATGTAACGCCCCTGCTCCCAAAAGCTCGATTTACATCGATGATGTAGGCGTTAGCTTGGCGGATATCGAGAGCTTCATCACGGCTCAATACAGCACAGCTGAAGAATATTTCAACGCAAGGGTAGACCATGCCGTGCGTGAAATGTCTCAAACAATCTACAACTATTTCCAAGGGCAATATAACGCCCAAAGCCTGGTTGATTCACATCGATTGGGGATTTACAACGGCACTCAATCCGTAATCGCTGGCAACGGCAACTATCGCGGAATTGAGATGAGCTTCAACCAATCCGATACATTCTACAAAGTCAGTATCGGTGAAATAAGCCTTCTTGTTGACCAAACCACTACGGTTACTGTGGAAGTTTGGGACTTGAGGCAGAACCTGTTGCTTGATACAATCGACATCGACACAACCGCTGGAGTAATCTCTCGCGGCTACCTTCATAAAACATACTACTCCGACAAGCAGCCGTTGAACCTGTTCATCGGTTATGATACCACCGGGATAGGAGCGTACACAACTCCAATCAAATCGGGTCTTTGCTGCGGTAAGATTTCCTGTAACAACAGCTATTTGTCAGCCTATGGAGCCGAGGTTAATGGTTCTTTCTATGATGATAATGTGACAGGCTTGAATCATTCAGCAGGCATGAGCTTGGTCTATGATATCGCTTGCGATCACATGGGTTGGATTTGTTCCCATGCGGAAAACCTCGCACTGCCGTTGGCTTATAAGACCGCCGAGATCCTGGTGGCTGATGCTGCCTATAACACTTCAGGCGAGCGTGCCACTAACCACCATACCATCAACATAGACCAATTGAAGGAACGCCACAGCTTCTATGTGAACAAGTACAAGGAAATCATGAGCAATTGGCTTGGCAACATGCAGCTGCCTAATAACCGCTGCTTCCAGTGTAACACTCCCATCAGACATAAGATCACCCTGCCATGACCATTGAAGAGTTCAACCTAAAGCTTAAACAGGCATTGCTTGAAATTCAAGCCAATGATGTTCCGCTTCGGTTGGCATCTTATGGCTCGGTGGCGGAAGTTTCGCTCAGGGTATTCACCAAAGGCGGCAATGCTGATGGTGGTCAGATAGGGCAATACAATTCCACAGATCCCATTTATCTTAATCCCAAGAAGGCTTTTGGTGGCTCCAAGCTTGGAACGCCAAGGGGCAAGAATGGAGATACCAAGTTCAAGAACGGCAAGCCTCATGCCACCGTATATCTTGATTCTTACAAGGATTACAAGGCTATATTGGGTAAACCATCAGGAGGCGGATTTGTCAACCTGGAACTGAGCGGAGACCTCAAATCGGACTTTGAGAATGGTTCCGTTCCGACTCCTACCCAATTAGGTCCGCATGAATATGCAGTCCAATTGAAAAGGAATGTCAATATCGATAAGGTCGCTGGCTTGGAATCTCGCTATGGAAAGATATTCGCTTTGACCAATCAGGAAGTCGAAAACTTTATTGAAGATATTAAATTTGAATTCGCTAAATTATTCGGAGGCAAAGCATGATAAACGACCTTTTTTGTGACATATCGGATAAGTTGATGGGTACCGGATATTTCGATACTGTCTATGAGTATTGCGAAATCATCAAGCGTACCGATGGAACACTGCGCCCCATGTATTACAAGGGCTTTAAGGCAGGTTATGTAGATGTCCAGAATTTCGACAAGAATGGCACGGCATACATCCGCAAGCGTGGAAATGTATCGGTTCAAATTGATAGGAACGCTACTCGCCTGACCAGCTGCACCGATACGGTTCAGATGATCACGGCTACTTTCCCACTTCGCTTGGTGGTTGCTGTTCCCAAGGCGCAGCTGGAGGATTCGCCCCTAGTGGATGACATCATAGCTGCCGAGCTGATTGGAGTGCTTCAGTCCGATATGCAGTCAACCGCCACGCTTATAAACGCGGTTAGTGTTGTCTGTGCTGTCTCAGGTTATGACACCGATTCAGTCACGATTTGGGAGGCTGAGAATAAAGGAGTGCTGTTGGATGAGACCAAGGTTTACCGATTCGCCTATGTGGCGATTGACTTTAATTGTGAAATCAAAGGCGATGTTACTTGCCTTCAAAACTGCCTGAAAAATGAGTATTGATTGCTGCAAATCTTATGTGGGTAAACAAATAATCGGGCTGCTACCGAGCGAATCGGTTGAGCCTTGTTTGTATTATCTGGTTATAAACTCTCAGGATTTGGGAGCATTTAATTGGACAGGTTGGACAATTGATGGAACTGATGTTTATTTATCAGGATATTATTGGTATCCAAATAATGCTGGAGGTCAATCCCTAATTGTATCTTACATTGGAACCCAACCAACTACCGTTACATTAGATGATGGATTTGGAAATCTATACCCATTTGATGTTAGAGAAGTAACTGTATTTGGTGGTTCATGCGAGAATGTTTGCTATCAGGCCAGGTTTGATTATGGTTATAATCTTGGTTTTATTGATTTCTTTCAATTAGGTGGAGCTACACCAACAGCATTAGCCTCAATAAACATAGATAATGAAGTTCTTTTAGAAGGCTATATAAATACATTGTTAGGAACTACAAATGCCGATGTCACATCTGTTTGGGATGGCTTTAATTATGTAGTAACCATCAACAACGCTTATAATCTTGGTGGATTAACATTTAATACTGGAACTCCAAGTGAAACTTCATTCAATGTTTTACCATGTGAGATAACGCCGCCTGCACCGGTGCCAATAACATTACTTAATATTTATCCTGGAGCATCTGCTGCATATAGCTTGCGTAAATTATCAACAACCTATAGTGGTTCAGCGATAAGGGTCAGGAGATCATCTGACAATACAGAGCAGGATATAGGATTCAGTGGTCTTGACCTTGATATATCAGCTATAGTAAATTTTGTAGGACTTGGTAACGGTTTTGTGACTAAATGGTATGATCAAAGTGGAAACAATAATCATGGTCTACAAACAATTGCAAATGATCAGCCAAGAATTGTAAATTCAGGAACAATTGATTTAGTAAATTCAAAACCAGCAGTAAATTTCATTTCATCTGACTTATTTACATTGACAGCATCAATAAATGGTAATACTGATTATTCTTGTTTTACTGTAGGTAGAAGGCCAGTTGCTTCAAATAGACTTGTTTATTTTGGAACATCAGATGTAAGTTCTGCTCCTTATGTATTAATGCATTTCAATGATGGTAAGCATTATATTTCAAACAGGACCAAATATGGTAATTATGCTGAAACAAGTACAAATCAACTTTTATTAAGTTCATTCAATATAAGTACAAACTTGTCAGCCTATCAAAATGGAGTTTCAAAAACATTGACCATTTCTGCCTATGCATCAGCAGGAAATTTTAATCAGATTGGAAGATCAGGAATAGCGACAGGATTTAACAGCACAGGATATATACAAGAAGTAATATTTTATGCAAATGACCAATCTTCAAATAGAGTTGGAATTGAAACTAACATTACAAATTACTACGGAATCTAATGCTTTACCTAATCTACGCCACTTCTCAGGATGCCATGGACCGAAGCGATGAAATCGCCACGGAGCTTGGCTGCGACCAAGCAACCACCACCTATTGGTACGGATGGATAACGCATCCTACAATGCCTCCTTTTACCGCTTTGATGATACCTGAAGATCAAACTAACTACTTAAATCCATCAGAACAATCACTACTCCAAACTGAGGCCGAAATGCAAGCCAATGGATGGTTTGACAATCCACAACCATGACAACTAAGGGGAACACTAATGATATAAGCTGGGTCAAGAATATTGTGACATGGGCCTTGCTAGGCATAGCCGCATATCAATTCAGCTCGCTAACAGGCAAAGTGGAGAAAGTCCATGAGCTGGTAATCAAACATGATACCAGGCTCGATAACCATAAAGAGGAAATCGACAGGCTTCGGGAAGCGGTGGAGGCGAATCGCACACAGTTATCTCAAAGGCATTGACATGGAATTATATCTGACTCGACAAATGAACGGCCTCTATATGCTGACAAAGTATAAGCCAGTCATATGTGAGGTCGAAGGCAGAGGCTACAAGGATGTCTATGTACCCTGTGGCGATCCCATCGGCATCAGAAACTTTTGCGATACAATTCTAAAAGTCGTAAATTTAGAAGGGCATTTAAACCGCCTTGAATCAGTACAAGTGTTTCTAACAGGTAATATCATATTAAAATGAAAAATTGGTGGGAATCTAAAGCAATCTGGGCAGGCATGGGATTAATCGGCTTGGCCCTGTTACATTATTACAAAACTGGTGATTTGACAAAAGCCACCGAACTCATCCTGACAGCCCTTGGAATCATTGGCATAAGAATGGGTGAAAGAAAAATTCTATGAATCTTTGTTTGGTTAAACCGTGCCGCCTCTTGATTATCATAGGGGCGGCATTATTTTCTTTAAATTCTCAAGGCCAATCCTTCAAGCTAAAGGAGCATAAGACTAGCCTACTGTTCACATTCGCCAACGGTCTTGCCGATGGCACCAGGGATGCGGCCATGTTCCACATGAACGATGCCAAATCCAAATGGTGGAACTCCGATGAGAGCTGGGAGAATAAGTACAAGGACTATCCAAACGATATGAGTCCTGCCTTTTGGGGTTCAACCAATGTGCTGGTATGGACCACCGATGCGCCCCATTTCTTCAATATGCTTTCCAACCAATCCATGTCATTCGCCATTGTTACATATCCAGGCAACTCTGGAAAGTTCAAGCATATCGTAAGGGATGCCATTATATACAACATGACAAGGCAGATGGGTCATTCACTTATGTACAAGGTAATCCTAAAGTGAAACTGAGAGAAATCATATTGCTGCTTTTCCTGATAGTCTTCGTGGCCATCTACATCGACCTGCGCAGATCTGGAGCGTTAAGCTTCAGCAACACTTCATACAGCTCGGATACGGTCATCGTGAACCTACCGCCTCAGACCATAAACTTTCCTCCCGGTCAGCCCATCAACATCATCAATCAGCCAATGCCATCTAATGTGGATACAGGAGCCGTTTTAAGGGCTTTCTTCAGCGAGGTGACATACTTGGACTCCGTTGATACTGACACGCTTAAAATAGTCTTAAAAGAGGTAATAAGCCAAAACAAGATAGTGTCGCGTGAGCTGACCCATCGCCTCAAGATTCCAATCAAAACCATTACCAATGTCTACAACCGACCATCCATGCTCATGGTCGGTGGCAATGTGACCAAGACCGACCAAGTATCCTTACAGGGATCGGTAGGTTATCTGACCAAAAAAGATGTGTTGATTTACGGCACTTTCGACCCATCAACCAGGCAATGGGGAGTCGGCGCAATGGTGCCTATACGAAGGTCAAAAGGACCTTTTTCACCTCCTGCCAATAGGTAGCATTGGAGTAATCCGTTATAATTTTCTTATCCACCTCATCCAATGCTTTGGAGCGTGACTGCTCGGCAAGTTTACTATAAGTATCGAACCAGTGCAGAAAGAATATCTCCTGGGCTTTTTGTTTGGGGTCAATCATCCTATCCTCAATAATTGTTTGCGGTTGTTTCCCCTGCCTCTGTAACTCACATGAACCCAAGCAGGATTCAAATCATCGCCATACTCCCAAATCAATTGGTCGAAGTCCACATTCACTTTCAACCAATCGTAAATCATCTTGTTGGTGATGCCGTTATGGAGCATGTCGGCATCAATATCAATGGCCATGCCTTTAACATGCTGGCTGGTCTTACTGCCTCCAATGGCCTTATTTAGTTTCTCGCAGCGGTAAAACGAACTGATTCCAATGGGTTTTCTCCACCACCTTCTGAGAGGGTCATAACAATTCAAAGCTACCAATCTCATGGCCTCAATCTCTTTAGGACCTGGCATGTTTGAAAGTCCCAACCGTATCGCCGTTTGGCTCTTGGTCGCTTCCTCCAGCGTGATGTATTGACTGATCTGCATCTGTGGAAATGAATTGTAATTGGATATTGGCGGCCATGTCATCCATCCTCTTGCGGAGCTGCTTGGTATAGCCGATGAGCTTCATCTTCTCTGCGAAGTTCAAGTCAGGGTCAATGTCAAGCAACCGCAGGACATTGCGCCGATGCTCGCTCAACATGTTGTGGATTTCGAGATTATTCATATCAGTTCCTTTACATTGATATCGTAATCTTTCATCATGGTCTTGATCTGCAAAAGCGTATCCTCAACCCCATCTATATAGGTTTGGGAATCCTTGTCAGTGACAACATTCTTGAACACAAAACCACTCTGAATATTATCCAGAAGGATAGCCATTTCAAAGCTCTTGGTATAGCGCATGAACTCCTTCTTATGCTCAGGATTGGCGAGGTTAAACTCTAATGTGACCTTTATCATGGGCTAAATTTAACCACTTCCAAGTCTGTTCCAACCCCTCATAGATATTTATTTTACTCACCCATCCGAGCTGGTTGATACGGCGCACATCCAATAGCTTGTGCATAACCCCTTCAGACATGCTCCTGTCGAAGCTGATTGAGCCACGAAAACCACTCACCTCGCAGATGGCATCCACCAGCTCTTCGATGGTCATATCCCTGCCGGTGCCTACATTGATGTGTAAATCATCGGAATAATTGCACATTAGAAAGTGCATCGCCTCGGCTAGATCATCCACATGCATGAACTCTCGGCGAGCCTTACCGCTTCCCCAAACATCGATATGGTCCATCGTTTGAGCCTTGCGCATCAGCGATGGAATCACATGACCTGTCTCGATGTTGAAGTTATCATTCGGGCCGTATAAGTTACACGGCATGACACTGATGAAGTCACAGCCATATTGCCTCCGATAACTCTCCACCATCTTAATGCCTGCAATCTTGGCAACGGCATAAGGCTCATTGGTCTGCTCCAAATAGCCACCCAACAGATATTCCTCTTGGATTGGCTGTGGACAGTGTTTCGGATAGATGCAGCTAGAACCAAGGAACATGAGCTTACGCACATCGAACAAATAGGCCGCATCTATCAGATTCGTTTGAATCATCAGGTTATCATAGATGAAGTCAGCCCGATGCTGGTTGTTGGCCTTGATGCCTCCGACCTTGGCAGCGCAGATGAACACATACTCAGGCTTGGCTATCCTGAACCAATTACAAACCTCGTTCTTATCGCATAGGTCGAACTTCTGACTTGGAACTATGATGTTCTTATAACCTTTAGAAGTCAGATACTCCATCAAAGCCGAACCGACCATGCCTGTATGGCCTGCGATATATATCCTGGCATTTTTACGCATCCATCATGTCATTAATCAAATCATCCAAAGTAAACTCATGCGCCCAACCCAGCTTTTCATAAGCCTTGATGGAATCGCCTTGCAGATACTCCACCTCATTGGGGCGGTAGTACCGCTCATCAACCCGAACCAGAATCCTGCCACTGTTGTCCATTCCAACCTCATAAGCTCCTGTGCCAACCCAGTGTATCTTGACTCCGAGCTTTGCAAAGACCTTCGTGGTAAATTCGCGGACCGTGCATACTTGTCCAGTGGCGAGAATCCAATCTTCGGGCGTGGGGTGCTGCATCATGAGCCACATACCCCTGACATAATCCTTGGCATGACCCCAATCCCTGGTGGCATTGAGGTTGCCTAGCTTTAAAATATTCTGCTTACCATTAAAAATAGCCTTGGCAGCATCCACAATCTTGCGCGTGACAAAGGTTTCGCCCCTTAAAGGCGATTCGTGATTGAATAGAATACCGTTCACGCAGTGCATGTTATATGCTTGGCGATAGGTTACCATCAGATGGTGAGCCATCACTTTGGCACAAGCATAGGGTGAGCAAGGCTGAAACGGAGTCACCTCGCTCTGTGGTGCCGGAGCATTGCCGAACATCTCACTGGTACCTGCCTGATAAATCTTGCAATCTAGGCCAAGCAAACGGACCGCCTCAAGAATGCCGAGAATCGCGGTTCCGTCTACATTGACCGTGTAAAGTGGCATTTCAAAACTAACCGCCACATGGCTTTGAGCGGCTAAGTTGTAAATCTCATCAGGTCGAATCTGATTGATCAGCTGCATCATATTGGCAGAATCAGTCACATCGCCATAATGCAGATGGAAGTCGGGATGCTCATAGAACTTATCGACTCGCTGAGTATTAAGGCTGCTCGCCCTGCGTTTGATGCCGTGGACCTTGTAACCTTTGGACAGCAGCAGCTCGGACAGATATGCTCCATCCTGACCTGTGATGCCAGTGATTAGGGCTATTTTCCGAAGTTGACCCAAGACTCTTTCCAGTTGAAATGAACTGCAACGGCTGCCAACCAACCTGAGAAGCTACCAAACCTCCACCAATTGCGACCCCGCTTAAGCTTGTCCATCGCGCGCTGGTTCTCCAAGGCCATGTTCATGTTAGCGGTAGATAACGAATCATTCCAAGCACTCATGGAATTGATTTGGCTCTTCAAGGTTTCGCGAGCCGATTGACTCTTGGCAAGGTCAACATAGATAATGGCCAGTTCCGCCTTGGCTTTCTTCAGTTCGATACGATCCAGGTCGCACTGTTCCAAGTCAGCGACCATCAGTTCAAACAAGTATTGAGGAGTGTAGATCAGGCTATCACTGCTCGATGACATAACGCTTTGTGAGTAACTGAACGAACTGCTCAGAAGCGCGGCGATTAACATTAGTCTTTTTAACATATTTAATAACGGTTTCAGGGGTTTGATTAATTAGTTGTTGATTAGCCATCATTAGCTCGGTGTTCTGCTCTAGGAGCGTATCCACTTGGGCATTCAGACTGTTGTATTTGTCCTTCCATTGGACACATTCGCCTCGCTTTTCCGTGAGGTCTTCGATTAATTGTTGGGTATGGTCTTCAGCGACCTTGAGCCGCGTTCCCAGGAAGATCACCCCAAGCAGCAGTACGCCGCATGCGATTTTGTAGATCATTTGGTTTTTGTTTTATGGTTAAAATATTGCATTCGCTTTGCGCCAATCCTTGATGATTCGCCTCAATTTCTTGGCCGATTCCTGGTCGAACTTGTCATACTCAACCATGTGGTTGAATGTCTCCTCATCTATACCGGTGGCCAATAACATCAGCTTTTTATTCATTCCAAGCTCCATGGAGTCAAGGATCAGGTCGGGTAGTTTTGTCTCAATCATTGATTAACTTAATGAGTACCTTCTTTTCGATTTGAAGGGCGAAAGATAATCTATCCAACTCATCCAATGACAATAATTGTGGAGCTTTCATGGCATGATAGAACTTGTTGCGTGGGATTCCTGTCCTCTTAATAATATGCTCGTTCTTCAGCCCTGTGCTTTTAATCAGTTCCTTTAGTTTTGACATGGGCGCAAATGTATATAAATGTAGTTACAATAACCAAGCATTAAAATTAATTGTGCTGAAAATCAGCCAAATAAAAAAATATAGGGTTTTTTGTTGCGTGGTTACAAAATTGTACTAATTTAGCAGCATCAAAACCAAACAAACCCATGAAACCACTATTCGCTTTCGCTGCCGCATTCCTAGCAATGGCCGCAGCAGACCAAGATCACATCATCACTGCACTTGTCATGATGTGCATATCCGTTTACTTCTTCCTAAAAACATTAGAGAAAAATGAGCATCGAGGACTTTAACAAAAAAATCATCACTAAACAACCAATCAAAACAGAACAAAATGACACCATCCAAACCAACATCAACTGGAGCCTCATCGAGCGACTCCGAGCCTACTGGCTCATCAACGGACCAAACACCGACCAACAGTGTCGCGAACACCTCAAGCGAGTCCGAATCCAATCAACAGTCCATCCAACCTGATGGAGTGGTTACACCTCAATTCAAGAAGATGAGGGATATCATGACCAAGCATGAAGTTAAGCTTCCATTCATGGCCGAGTTTGAACTCATTGAGCTTATTTATGAGACTTGGAATGTGGGCTTCAATGAACGCTCCAAACTCCAGCAGCGATGGATGTAAAACTAAACGCCTGCTATTATAACCGATTCAGCGGTGAAATAGTCATGACCACAACCATAATCGGCGATTGGGTCTATTACCTCAAAAAAGGCCGAGAATTCTCAAAACCAAAATCAGTATTCAACCAAACTTATAAACCATGTCAGACAACCAAAAACTAACGCACTGGAAACAGCTAAAGAATCCAGACTACATCGGAGCCTATGCGCTCCAACCAGGTGAGGAACTAATCCTTACCATCAAATCATCAGGAGTAGAACAAGTAGCCAACACCGATGGCAAGAAACAGGACTGCCTAGTCATCCACTTCATGGAGCCAGTAAAGCCGATGATCCTGAACACCACCAATGCCAAGGTCATTAGCAAAGTCCACCAAACTCCATACATGGAGCAATGGGTAGGAAAGAAAATCCAAATTTATGCCCGCAAAATCCGTGCCTTCGGTGAGGATGTGGATGCGCTCCGAGTCCGTGACTTTGTTCCCAAATCGGTAACCATCGACCCAGCCAAGGCAATCAGTGCCATCAACGCCTGCACTACCTTGGATGAACTCAAGAAACTTTACACTTCCCTAACTAAAGATGAACAGGGCCACCCCGATGTCATCAAGGCGAAGGATAGCAAGAAGGGAGGTCTAGCATGATCCGTGAAATAGATATCGAACTAGGTAACTTCCGAGTTATAAACGCCCTTGTTGACCTTTCATGGTCAAATCACGCCCCTTCCGAGTTCGCTTCAGGTTACTCTGAATGCTCTTGGAAATGCCTATCACTAACCGAGGTTACTGAGGATGGCACCATCATCAAACACCATATCGATGACTATTATTCACAACTAGAAGAAATCATCTCAAACCTATGATCATACACAACTGCCAACAAGGAACCCACGAATGGCTCCAACTGCGACTCGGTAAGATAACCGGGTCGCGCCTTAAAAAAGTGCTAGCCAAAGACAACCTAGCCCTAATCGATGAACTCATAGCCGAAGAAGAGGTCGGCCTGATGGATGAGGATGACTTCATGTCGGAGGATATGCAGCGTGGCTTGGACATGGAACCGCTAGCCATCCAGGAATATGCCAACATCACTGGCCATGAGATTGACCATCCTTGCCTAATTCAGTCAGCTACCGAACCGCTTCTGATGATGTCTCCTGATGGCTACATCGGAACCACCGGTGCCGTGGAAATCAAATGCCCAAAGACCAAGACCCACATCAAATACATTCGCCAAGGCAAGATTCCAAACGAATACAAGGAACAGATTTGGTGCTACTTCATGGTCAATCCCGACCTGCAATGGGTGGACTTCGTGAGCTACGACCCACGCCTGACCAAGAAGCCCATCTGGATACTACACATTACTCGCGAAGAAGTAGCCGAAGATGTGGTTTTCGCCCTTACTGAACTTGACCGATTCATAACCAAACTAAACAACTACCGAAATGAAATCTTCTTTTAAAACAGCCTACAAAGGCTTCTATTGGAAGCGCAGGCACGAAGCTGAACGCAAGCGCATCATCGAGACAGGTCGCTGTCTGTGCGGAGCGAAGCTTGATGAGTTTAACAAAATCATAGATAGAGGCCACCAATACGGCTTTGAATGCGAGGTATGCCGATGAACCACCGCTGGACACAAAAGCAAGTCGATTTCATCATACGGAACGGCATGCTATCAGATCGCGAAATATCCACCCACATAGGCGTGGATGCAGCCAAAATCAAGTCTTATCGCAGGCGCAACGGTATCAAAAAAGACCCCAAGTTCCTCACCGATTGCCTTACCAACATCAAGAAACACGGTGGAGGGAGGCCAGTCAAGAAATGATATCACGCGCCCAATACAACGAAGCCTTAACCATTGTCGAGCAATACCACAAGCAACTGCTGGAGATATTCCTGATGCACAAAAACAAGAATTGGGAAGAACTGACCATTGGTGACTTTATAATATTCGACAAAAGCCTATCCAAAAACATCATCCCAAACAAGCCCTATCAGGTCACTTATGTCTCGCCTGATTGGAAGCAACGCCGAATCGCCTATTATGGGATAATCGGTGAGAACGGTAAGGAGAAATGGATGCGAAAATTCGCCAACGGTTATCGAGTTAGGCTTACATGACCACGCCATCGGCAATCTGAAACTGATTGACCGTAAAACTCCCATCTTCATGCAGATCCACAGTCGCTCCGCCTTGGGTCCATTGGTTCAAGACTCCTGTATAACGAGGCTTCAAATACGCGAGACAACCGATGGCCCAGGCACTGTGGACTTCATCAGCAAGATTCCGTGAACTATCCTGCTGGTTCTTGTGCCAATGGCCAAACATTACATTCACTCCAACCCTCATCCTAACCTGCCTGGCGATATTGACCGTGCCGCTTTTCAACCCCAACTCATGGCCATGCGCTATCCAAAGCTTACCGAACTTGGCCACCTTATGTTCAGGAACATGGATGATTCCATGCTCTTCCAATTCCAACTGAGTCGGTATATCCATCCCGAATAACTTCACCAGCTCCGGTGCCTTGGAGGCCACATAAGCTTCAAGCCTTTTCTCATGGTTGCCATCCTTCCAATAAATCGGGATATCAGGAAACAACTTCCTGAGAGATTTCACGAAGCTCCGACCTACCTCAATCTCATCGCGTAGGTATCTGCCATCAGGCATTTTTTCAAAGCGCGACACATCCTCCAAATCCATGATGTCACCATTCAGATATATCCCATCAACCTTACGCTTCTTGAACTCGGCAAAGCAAGCCTGAACGGCGAACTTATCATGGTACGGTAAATGGATGTCATTGCAGACACCTAGCTTGGTCACGCCCTGAATCACCACTGGCTCATTGATCTCGGACCAACTACCTGGAAAATCAATAACCAATCCCAATGGATCATTGAAATCCGCCTCACCTATGGCAGATTCACCAAGGATGGCCTTTTCAACCGATTCCATGGTCCTGTCAAAATCCTTGACTCGACCGCTTCTGACTCCTGCTACATAACCCCTGGCTGTAGTATAAGTCAATTTCAACTCAGGATGCATCTTCAGAAACAGCCGAGCAACACGCTCCAAACCGATGCCGGTGGTTATACCATTGGCATCATTCTCAGTGAGCCACTTATTTAGGATTTGTCTTGCACTCATAGATCTCTTTGATTAAGTAACCGAACAAATACGCGAAACTTTCTTCGCTGCTGTCATCATGCTTCAAGCCGATATACCTGGCATGATCCATGACCACATGCCAAACCTCATGAGCGATGGTCTCCAGATCAAGCTTGGTGAACATGACCGCATACTGACCAGGCATCGAATGACTCAAATAGCAAGTCTGCGCATCGGTATCGGCATCCATAGTGAACTCACTCGGATCGAACTTTTCCGCCTTTTTTCTGATGCGATTCAGCTTGGTGGCAACCTCATAAGCCGTAGCCTTGACAAACACATGCACCACGAAAGGGCGGTCCTTCAAAGCTATCTTTTTGTAAATCACGGCATAAAAATATCATGGAAACGAAACAAAAATACATTAAAGGGGTGACTTATCAGTTATCACAAATGCACTTTTTGGCGAAAATCTGCATTAGTTTAGCAGCATCATTGTGACAGATGAGGCAAGATATTGGTGATTCCCCACCTAGTTAACCCCCAAAGCTGTCTGTCACCAGCCGAGGGGGTTTCTTAATTTAATGAAAAATGAAACAAACCGCAGAACAACTGATAAGAGCAGACAAACTTGAAACACTAGCAAAACTATTAGCCAAGTCATGGTTTTATGGAAAATGGGAATGGGAAACTCCAAATGAAAGGATAATGCAAATGCTGATGCAGGACTTAGGGTATTATCCGTTTAAAAATGAAGATGAAATGATACAACAAACAAGAGTAGATGAAGACCTGTATAAGGAAGCCGTTGAAAAAGTTGAATTGAGAAATCCAAGGATTATGCCTGTTGAAAATCAACTTGGTGACACCAACGAAATGATATATAAAGGTGGCGAATTAGAGACCTTTAAAATCGGAAATTCCGATAAATCTAATACAGATGAATAAAACAGCACTACAACAGTTCATTGAATGGGGAAATCAAATGATTGGTGACCATCCTGCCAAGACATTGAGCTTCTTTGAAGCCATAGAAAAGGCGGAAGAGCTGCTTGAGGTGGAGAAGCAGCAGATAATGAAAGCTGTTTACGATGCAATGGGAACAAACTTTGACCCTAATATGGGAAGAGCAGAACAATACTACAATGAAACCTATAAATCCAAAAACCCATGAACCTTACAGGAAAACTAACCCGAATCCTTCCGCTTGAGAGCGGAACATCCAAAGCAGGAAAAGAATGGCAGAAGCAATCTTTCGTGCTGGAGTATCAAGATGGCAGCTTCACCAAGCTCGCATGCATCCAAGTCAAATCAGAAATGCTTATCCAAGTGCTGAAACAATTCCGCATGGGTGACACCCTATCCTGCGAAATCAAAATCGAAGCTCGCGAATGGCAGGACCGATTCTATACCGATATCACCGCCTGGAAGATTTCCAAGGCTGAAACAGAAGTACCTTTTTAATCATTAACCCTTAAACTTTTCTAATCATGAAACAACCAAAAATCCAATCAGTTCAAATCATCCCAGTTCAAGACATGGTGGCATTTAATGTAGACACCGTGGCTGGAGAAACACAAAAATGGGATATTATCGCCATCCGAGTTACTGTCTATGAAGATGGTCACACGGCATGGTACCCGGTCAACATGGAACACATTGCCATTGAATCCATATTGGATTCCAATAATGTGGACATTTATTGGGATTACATCAGGTACAAAGGCGAGCCTTATGGAATAGACCCATTTCACTTTGACAAGCCTCAATCAAATAAAGTTCATGAGTGATGGCTGAAATCAAGACCCTGAATGTGATCGCCACTATTCTAAAAAGTGGCCCACCTAAAACAGCCTTGATGATCGCGAAATCCACAGGCATCCATATCCGAAGCGTTTACCGCTACATCAATTGGATTGATGACATGTCAAGAACCTTTGAGCATAAAGTGGAAAGGAAAGTTATCAACGGCTCATCCTATTACCACCTGAGGCCATTCGATTGATTATATTTGCAGTATCGGGAAAGTAGAGACTCCCTCAACTTATTAAAACTAATCAGCCCTGAATGGGGTGGATTCTATCGGATTATGGTTTCTCTACACCTCCCACCGATGGATGAAACCCCAACCAGGGCTTAATAATTTAAAACCATGAATAAAGAAAATTTGAGAAAATGTATTGTCTATTATGAGAATTTTGAAATTGAGTGCTATTTCCATAAATGGATTGAAGTACCAGAAAAAGAATTACATCCTTATAATGAATCCGAAGACAAAATTGTGATTATTACTAAGGCTCTTGTTGAACATATTGAGACTGGTGCAATTCATACGATAAGAATATCTTCATTTCAAAACTTTATTGATTAAACCATGTCCCTAGACCGCGAACTACTGAATCTCCGAAACCGTATCAAAGCCTACCAGCTCAAACCTGATGCCGTGGAGTCCTACCTGCTATGGATGATCCAACTAGAACAGGCCATAACAGCCAAGCTTGAAGAGATTCAGACCGATGAGGATGAGATACATCACAAGTATGCGCTCCAAATCCAAGACCTCAGAAACCAACTAGAGCAGAACTATGAGGTTATCAAGAAGCTCGCATTAATCATCGACATGGCAGGAATAGAATTCCCAACCATACACCAATCCTTGCCAGCCATCAAAAATTATCACCTCCAAGCCAAGGGACTTACCGACAAAATCAATAGCTTCGACCCCCACTCAATCAAAGTCAGCCTATGACTCACAAACACACCAACCCGGTCAACTATTGGGACCAAGAACGCTCATGGCAGGAATCATTCCAATCGGTCAAAATCGAATGGCTGTCCGATGACCAAATCGCGCCTGAACGGTCCTCAAAGCCTTGCTTCCAACTGCAAGGAGCGACCGTGTTAGTGTTGGATAAGAACCCACTGAACCTGCCCATAGGTGATAGCTTCACCAAGTTCGAGATACTCACCCATGGCAAGTTCAAAGGAAACGCCCAAGCAGCCTGGACTTGGATCGGAGTGAAATACATGAACGCCCAACTTCCATTCCTTCGCGTGGCTGATAGCTACTACAAGATCACCCATGTTCGTGACCGATACGATGTACTCCGCGAGCAAATCAAAGCCTTCAAGAAGGAGGAAATCAAGGCCGATCATGGTCCTGCCATCATGCCTTTGATACCCAAGTTCGATGACTTCTGCATAGTTCCTGACAACATGAACTATTCAGAGGTCGTTGACAACTGTTACAATCTATACCACCCATTCAGCCATAAGCCATGGGAACCAAGCAAGCGAGTCAAGGAATCGGACATCAAAGTGAGCATGGGACTGATGCGCCACATATTCGGCGAACAGCTCGAAATGGGCATCAAATACCTCAAGCTTCTTTACGAACAACCTCGCCAAGCCCTGCCAATCGTTTGCCTGGTATCCAAGGAACGGCAGACAGGTAAGACCACCTTCCTGAACTGGATGAACATCCTATTCGGTCAAAACTACTGTCAGATAAACCCTGAGGACCTAGGCTCCCAATTCAACTCAGCCTATGCAACCAAGAACATAATCGCCTTGGATGAGACCGTTATTGACAAATCACATGCCGTTGAGAAGCTTAAATCAATAGCCACGGCCAAGACCATATCGGTCAACCAAAAGTTCGTAGCTAACTATTCAGTGCCTTTCTTTGGCAAGGTCATCATTTGCACCAACAAGGAACAGGACTTCATGAGAATCGATGAGGAGGAAATCCGCTTTTGGATTCGCAAGGTTCCTCAAATCACCGAAATCAATACCAACATCGAAAACGACCTGACCAATGAGGTACCGGCATTCCTGCGCTATCTGATCAATCAACCAGCGGTCGATACCAAACGCTCCAGGATGGTATTCACAGCCGAGGAACTTCATAACGAATCGCTATTGAAGGTTAAGAAGGAAAGCCAATCCCAGCTCCGTAAGGACTTCACACTGATCCTGGCGGATTACTTCTATACCAATGGCCATGACAAGGTTCAGGCAACATTGAGCGAGCTGAAAGAAAAGTTCTTTAAGTTCAATACCAATGTCGGTCCTGGTTACTTGCGCAAAACATTAACTCAAGAAATGGGTATCAAACCTGTTCACGGCAGGTATCGGCCTATCGACACCCATGAAATCAATAGCAAGGTAGGCATGTATTACACATTCTTAAGGACAGATTTTGTCCAGAACTACGAGATTCCCCCTGATCCAGAACCTGAACAGCCGTTCTGATGTAACTTTAACATAAAAACTACTTTAACACGCTAACTAACTGATAGCGTGTTTTTTATTGGTAAATGTTAATTGTTAAGGTCTAAAACGCAAAAACTCCATGAGTTTTAAAAACAAATAGTCTCCGTAGTTTTTGTGATTTGTTAATCTATATATAAAAAAAAAAAAAAAAAAAAAAAAAAAAAAAATATAATAGAGTGAAACACATAGGCTTACAAGCCAAAAAAAATGTTAATCTTTGCGTTAAAGTTCATGTTAATGTTAATCTACAACTTTAACACCATCACTGAAAATGAAGCCGTTAGACCATTTAAAGCAGTTAAGCATCGAAGACAACCGTAAGCGACACCCCGATTTCCCTGATTCATTCCGCCCTGCCAAGCAGTATAAGACCAGCACAGCCAATGGACTGACCAAAGCGGTGGTAGACTTCCTGAACTTTAGTGGCCATTTCGCTACACGGATAAACAACCAGGGTACTTGGGTTAGCGACAAGTTCAAGAAGGGCGGTGGATTCTATCGCCCATCAACACAGGTCAAGGGCATAGCTGATATCGATGCGCTAATCAAAGGTTACAAGGTGGCCATTGAAATCAAGATAGGGGCGGACAGGCAGTCCGAGGCTCAAAAGGACTACCAATCCAAGATTGAGCGAGCTGGTGGGTACTACTGGATCGTGAAGGATTTCGACCAATTCCACCAATTATACATTACCTTTGTAGAATCTAAATCTTCTAATCATGGCATTTAAAAGCAAAGCACAGCAGCGGTTTATCTGCGCTACCGACCCTAAGCTATGTAAACATTTTGCGTCTAAAACGCCTAAAAGCGCGTATAAGAGCCTGCCAGAGCATGTGAAGAAGAAAAAGTAAAACATACTTCATAAAACTTCATGCCAGCACCAAAAGGCAACAAATACAGCACAGGTAGGCCATCAGGATCCAAGAACGAAAGAACCAAGCAATGGGAGGATCTTGGAGAGGCTTTATTGACTCGACACGCTGAACGCGCTAATCGAATCATGGAGACCATGCCTGATGACAAGTTCCTCGATAACTACGGCAAACTGCTCGAATACTTCAAGCCCAAGCAAGCTCGCACCGAGGTTAAGCAGGAAGGCACGCAACAGATAGAAGTAATCATCAAGCGCAAGGCGGAATGATCTGCCAGTTGATGTAAAGGGTAACACTGCTCCTTCATGGGGTAGCATGGGAGTTCGAGTCTCCCACTGGCAACAATGCAGATAGAATTAGAGCTACCGAGACCGCATGTGAACCAACAGTTTTTGTTGGACAACAGGAAGCGGTTCAATGTTCTTAAGTGCGGTAGGCGATTCGGCAAGACCGAGCTTTGTCAGGAGTTGATAGCCGAGTCGTTCGAGAACGGATGGTATACTGGCTACTTCTCTCCGACTTACAAGGATTTGTATGAGGTTTGGCGCACCACCCTAAACAACTTCCATAACATCATAACGCATAAGAGCGAAACGGTCAAGCAAGTGGTGTTCTTGAATGGTGCCAAGGTTGACTTCTGGAGTATGGAAGAGCCTAACTCAGGCCGAGGTCGCAAGTACCACCGGGTGCTGATTGATGAGTGCGAGAAGGCTGGCAAGTTCGAGGAAGCCTGGACTCAAGCCATTGCTCCTACCTTAACCGATTACGGTGGCGATGCTTACTTCCTTAGTACGCCCCAATTCGGGCAGACCTACTTCAAGAAGCTTTGCAAGCAGCAGGATATACAGCCTGATGCCTGGAAGACCTTTGTCTATTCGACTTATGACAATCCTCATATCAATCGAGAAGAGATTGAAATGATGCGGACCATCTTGCCTCCATTGGTGTTCGATTGCGAGTACATGGCAGCGGATGTGGATGGCAAGGCGGTCAATCCGTTCCTATATGCCTTGGATGCGGATCACCACTTTGACAGCTCTGTCAACATGGATTGGAAGAAGCAGCTCCATATCGGTATTGACTTCAACTTGAATCCATTCGCCGTGGTGTTCGCCAACATATGGAGGGATGAGGCAGGGCTTCACATCAACTTTGTGAATGAGTTCAGCATCGACAACGGTTCGCTTCAATCCATGGCGCAGCGCATCAAGGCGATGTATGGCAGCATCCTGCATAACGCCAAGCTGACCGGTGATGCGATGGGCAAGAACAGGAATATAGCCTTGGCCGACAACGCCAGCAACTACGAGACCTTGCGCCGATTGCTAGGGATCAGGGATGCTCAGATGGTACTACCGCCCAACCCAACCCATGAGGGCAGCCGTAACGATTTCAACTACCTGCTTCATATAGCTACGGAGCGCAGGAACATGATACATGTCAAGGTGAATCCATCGACCTGCCCAGGTTTGGCCAATGATATGCGGATGGTTCAGTGCGATGCCAATGGGTCCATCATCAAGGGCAATCGTAAGGATTTGAACCAAAAGGCTGATTTTCTTGACTGTGCAAGGTATTTAATTAATACATTTGTAAAGGCCGACATTGAGCGGCATCAAAAGAGTAACTTCGGACAATTAAACTTCAGGTGATGTATTGCAAATCATGTCTACAAGTCAACCCACTACCACGCTGCGTGGAGCCTGGTGGCGAAATCATATTGACAGGGATAACCTTCCCCAATAATGTCAGCACCAATCTATATGCGATTCTGTGGGATGTGAGCAACAACAGGCAGTCTTTATTCACTTTGACCATCGATGCCATGGGCGAGATCACGGAGACCGATGGCAATCCGACCGCTGGTCTTGACATCACATCGGCTTATGACTTGATGGGCCACAGCTACGAGCTTGAGTTCACCACACTGAACCTTGAGTCGGTCATTGCCAGCATCGAAGGGCAGCAGACCTGTTGCTTGAAGTTCACCACCTTGAAGCCTTTGGTTGGTGATGGGGAAATCGAACTAACCACAGGTCAGTGCGATGCTTGAGATACTAGCTGGCATAATCGTTTCGAGCTGCATCTCGGTCGGGGTGTATGTCTCGGCTCAGTTCAATAATTACGAGGCTTTCGATGACAGCCCTGAGATATTGCGCAAGGAGCGTATCGATGGGGCGATGATACTTTGGTGGGTCAGGTGGTATGGTTCTTATCTGCCTTACCTGATGCGGAAACCCCTGTATTTTTGCCTACCATGCATGGGGTCAGTTTGGTCAGTTCCTGCGCTTTTGTATCTATCTTTGCCGTGGTACTATTGGCCGTTCTTTATGCTCGGCACATGCGGCATCAATGGACTTATAAGATACAATTTCAACACATGAAGAAGCACTACCACCGCGTTCATGGTTTCCATTACATCATGCGCGGAGGCGAGTGGTATGTGTTGATTGAGGGCAAGTGGCGTAAATGTGCGCCACCCACACAGCGTTACCCATTACTATTAAATGATGATATTCAAAAAGAAACAACCCGACCTGAAGGCGATCTGGAAGGAACACCGGGAGGAGCTGCTTAAGCTTTACGCTGCCGAGGTTCCGCAGGGCGACAAGATCAGCATGGACAAAGCCTTGGTGGATTTGGATGGCAAGGTCTACTATCGGTTCACAGGCTCCAGCACCATCATCCCATTGGAGCGTATGGGCAAGATGCAGGACTTCTTGACCATGATGTCGGCAGGTCTTGATGAGAAGGAGCTGACCGCTTTGATTGATGTGGCCAATGGCGAGTTGGCTTTGGCACTGGCAGGCAAGAAGGCCGATGTGGTCAAGATTGGCGCGGTGCTTAGTCAGATCAAGGAACGCCAACAGATGATCCTGCACGATCAGCTGATGTGGCAGTTCATGGCGGTTCAGTTGGTTCGGGAGGATGAGCCTGCCGCCAAGTTTGTCCAGAAGATTCACGATGAGAAGGTCGAGGCCTTACAGCAGCTGTACTATCAGCACCCCGATTACGCTTTTTTTCAGACTCCCGAATTGAGGCTTCTAAACGAGTTGTTAAAGTGTTCACCACAAGATTGGGAAACATTGTTGGTCAGCTCGATTCGGGAGAGAGACCGCCTAAAGAGGATGCTTTCATACTTTCGTGGCGCGAAAGGATCCGCAGCCGCCAAGAAGACCACCGTACCCATGTCATGATGTTGGTTGAGGGTGATGTGAGGAACTATGAGGCCATGATGGAAGCCAGTTGCGAGACCTACCTGATCTCCATGGAGGCTTATGTGAAGAAGGTTTTGTTGAGTAAGCCTAAAGAAAAGTCACCCATTAAACGCTGAATTGGTTAAATTTACAGCATGGCAACTGAAGATATACTCATACGGTACCGGGCTGATGTTTCGCAGCTTGAGGCTGACTTAAATAAGTTAATAGAAAGTCAGGAGGAACTGACCAAGGCCACTAAGCAGAACACAGCTGAACAGACCAAGGCCGCCAATAGTGCCGAGTTTGCAGCTAAGAAGCGAGTACAGTTACTTGAGCAGGAAAGGTTGAAACTTGAAAAGCTCAAACAGGCTCAGAAGCTTGCCTTTGATCCTGCCGACATTGCCAAATACAATTCACAGATAGCGGCCACTCAAAACAGGATTGAACTGTTAGGTGGTTCATATAAAAAAGCCGCTTCGGATATCAATGCAGCTCAAAGACAGGTATCTCAAGGCAATGAGCAAGTATTAGGAACTCTTAACAAAATTGGTTCGGCATTTGGTATTGCATTCAGTGCCGAGGCTTTGATAAACTTCGGAAGGCAGGCAGTCAATGCTTTCTTAGATGCCGAATCCGCATCAGCTAAATTAAGATTTGCCATTACTGAAATAGGTAGTGAAGGTGAAGATGCATTTCAAAGATTAAGTGATCAAGCGGATAGATTCCAAGAGACTTCCATATTTGATGCTGATGAAATCAGAAAGGCTCAAGCTGCCTTGGCCGAATTTGGATTGACAAGCCAGCAGATTGAAAAGGCCATACCTGGCATTATTGATTATGCCTCAAATACTGAGGATTTATTGGGTGCCATTAATTCAGTTGGTTCAGCTTTGGAAGGTCGAGCTGGTGAGTTTAAAAAATATGGATTACAGGTTGATGCCAACGCCACCAAGCAAGAAAATTTAAATAAGATAACTGAAACTTTTGCAAGGTTCCAAGGCAATGCAGCTGAAAAATTAAAGACAACCGAGGGTCAATTAAAGAAAACCCAGAACGCCACTGAAGATTATATTGAGGCGATTGGTCAGGGCATTGTGGTTTATTTAAATGAATTCGCAAGATTTGCCCAGGATATAGTACAGCCATTGGTGGATGCTGTGAAGCAGTTAGGTAATGCCTTGGCTAACCTTATTCCTGATGTTATTTTAAATAAGATAAAGGAATTAACCAAGGATACATCAGCCCTACAAGTTGCCTTTACAATTATAAATGGCCCATTAGTTTTAGCGACTAAATTATTTGGGTTATTCCTTGAGACACTTACCAAGGTAGCTGCAACTGTCGGCGGTGTTGTCAATGTTTTCAAAGTAGGATTCCAAGAGATTGGAAACACTGTCACAGGTGTAGGTGCTGGCATAGTTGATACCTTGGAAGGCATTACGAATCTCGATACCAATAAGATAAAGTCAGGATTAGGAAAGGTTAAGACTACTTTTTCACAGGCTGGCAGTGATTTGGCTGCTGCCTTTAATCAAGGTTATGAGGATACTTTGAAAGTGGCTCAAAAGACTTCTGAAGAAGTGGCTGCTGCTGATGACAATATATTATCATCGATTGAATTAAAGAAAAAATCAACTAAGGAACTTACCGCTGAACTTGAAAAGCAGCGCAAGATACAAGGCAATGCGGCAAATCAGAATGTTGAGGCTATTGAAAAGGAACTTGAAATAAGAAAGAAGCAAGCTGAAGCAGCAGAAAAAGCAGCTGAAGAGGCGGCCAAGGCATTAGAGGAATTCAAGAAACTGATTCAGTCAATAGATTCCGAGGTAGCCAAGCTTGAGGCCGATCTTGCCAAGCGCAAGATAGAAGTTATTCCGGCCAAGAGCCAGGCGGAGCAGGAAGCTCGTATCAAGGCTTTGGCGGATTTGAACGAGCAGGCCATCAATGATGAGATAGCTGGCAAGATTAAATTGGTTCAGGAAGATAAGAAGTTGAGTGATGAGCAGAAGCAGGAGGTTATCAAGAAATATGAGGAACTGAAGCAGGCACGATTGAATCTTGCCCAGTTCAATGAGCAGAATGAACTGAATATTATCAGTGCTGAACAGGTAGCACGGATTGAGGCTGCTTATGCCCAGATTGATGCTTTAGATCTTGAGCAGGCTTTGGTTATTGAAGCCGATAAGGTTGAAGCGGCCAATGAAGCAGTATCCAACAGCTTTGAGGATTTGGCTCAGGCGATTAGCAAGGCTGATTTTGAGGCGGCTAAACAAGCTGTAACGGCTCGAACTGAAGCTTTGAATCAGGCATTAACCGAGGAAAACAATATCAACAAGACTAGGATTGAAAATGCTAGGGAGACTGAATTGGCCAAGGTTCAGGCAGGTGAGGCTGGAGATGCTGAGAGGAAAGCAATAAAGGTTAAGTATGATAACCAAATTGAGAATGCCGATAAAGAGTTAAATAAAAAGATTGCTGAAAACAATAAGCAGCTAAATGATACTATTGAAGCCGAAACTAAGAGATCAACTGAGGCTAGGATTGAAGCATTATTTAAAGTTTTAGATGCTACAAAACAATTGTTTTCGGAGCTTTCTAACTTATATAATGTATTTAGTGATGAAAGAATTTCTCAAATAGAAAAAGAAAGAGATGCTCAGATTGAGAATATTGATGAGCAATTGCTAAAAAATGAGGAATTATTAGAAAAGCGAAGAATCAGTGAAGAAGAGGCAGCAGCTAATGAAAAAAAATTACTGGATGAAAAGAAAAAAAGGGAAGAAGCTGCTCAAAAAAAGATAAATGATGAAAAGCGCAAACAAGCTATTTTAGAAAAAGCTAATGCGACTTTTGAGATTGGCTTGGCTACTGCTGTGGCATTGGTAAATGCTCAAAAAGAACCGCCTCCATTGAATGCAATTCTTTCAGCCATTATTGCCACAACTTCAGCCCTTCAATTAGCAGCGGTTGCAGCAAAACCCATCCCATACCGCAAAGGTTCTAAGGATACCGGTCCAAAAGGCCACCTAGCTAGGGTCGGTGAGGAAGGCGAGGAATTGGTGTTCATGCCATCCAACAGCAAGGTGCTTCCTGCCAGACAGACTCGCAAGTATGCGGATATAATCGATGCCATGTACGACAACAAGCTTGATGATTATGTCTATAAGAACTATATCACTCCTGCTTTGATGGCTCAGAAGGAGGCGAAGGATAACCAACGCGCCAAGAGTTTCGCCGAGAACATGGCTAATTCGATTGTTTACAATCAGACAGGATTGACTCCATCGGATCTTGAAGCCCAGCGCAAACGAGGACAGTATATCCGCAATGTGGATGAGATAGCCGATGCCATCGCCAAGAAGCTACCAATCCGAGACATTTACAGAGCATGAGTTACAATATAACCGACTTCAGTGAGCTTGAGATTGAGGTGACCGATTCGGTCAGGACTTGGTATATTCCCAAGTTCAGGATTTACATGACCGTGGATGAGCCATACTGTTATCTGTATTGGACTGATACGGAGAAGGGAAGTCCTGGCATTACTCGAAAGCTCATCTTGGATTATAATGATGTAACCTTCGGCATGCTGACTCCGACCTCTGCAAGTGAGGTGAAGCAGACCATCGAAGGCTATATGATATCGGCTTTTCCGAATCTGAGCGGTTATGTTCCATATACCGGTGCTACGCAGAATGTGGACTTAACCCCTTATGGCCTTACCGCTGATTTTGTGGCGTTCAGTCAGACTCCGACAGTCGGCCCTGGTCAAGCTCAGATAGGTTATGTGGGCAATACTCTGGCATTGGCTTATGACTTTGATAGCACCAGTGTTAGATGTCAGATAGGTCAGCAGCTATATGCTTATGTCAAGAATGCCGAGGCGGTAACGATCACCAAAGGTCAGGCGGTTTATTTGTATCAGGCAAGTGGAAACAAGGCCACCATTAAGCTTGCCAAGAATACCAGCGATCAGTATTCCGCCAAGACATTGGGATTAGCTGCCGAGGATATTGCAGCAGGTCAGAATGGATTGGTAATCTGTCAGGGTGTATTGGATGGGATTGATACGAGCATGTTTGTGGCAGGCGATACGCTTTATTTGGCCAATACCTTTGGCGATTTGACTGCCACCAAGCCTTATGCTCCTGAACATTTGGTGTATATCGGAGTGGTTGAGAGAGCCAATGCTGGAGCAGGTCAGATATATGTAAGGCCTCAGAACGGCTATGAGCTTTCAGAGATTCATGATGTGGATTTGATCACCACGCCTCCATCCACCGGGGATGTGCTGACTTATAATGGAACGCTATGGGTCAATCAAGCTCCAACAAGTGGAACTGGTACGGTCACATCGATAGCCACAAGCAGCCCGATAACAGGAGGTACGATCACCACTAGCGGAACCATTGGAATCACTCAGGCTACTACTTCAACAAATGGATATCTAAGCAGTACGGATTGGAATACATTTAACGGCAAAGAGCCTGCCTTGACCAAGGGCAATCTGACTGAAGCGACAAGCTCGGTTCTTACTATATCTGGCGGAACGAGCGCGGTGATTGGTTCGGGAACATCGATTCAGGTGAATCAGGCTAATGGAGCGCAGTCAGGATATTTGAGTAGTGCTGATTGGACTACCTTCAATAGCAAGCAAGCGGCCTTAGTCAGTGGTACCAATATTAAGACCATAAATGGAACATCAATTCTTGGTAGTGGAGACCTTGACACAGGTTATACCTTGTCGGTTCAGGCTTTGACCTCATCGCCTGTGGATGCTCAAACGATATACTTTGGAAACCTTCCAAAGGCTCCTGTAACTACCGCCAACATATCCAAGGTTTATATTCCAAGGGCAGGAAACATAACACGCGCTGAGATTTATTGCTACTCAGGAACGGCAGGAACGGCTGAGAACTGGTCATGCTATATCCGTAAAAACAATACCACAGATACCTTGGTTCAGACCATTGGAGCAGCAACCAACGAAAGGCGTTTCAACAACAGTTCCTTGGCCATTGCAGTAGTGGCAGGCGATTACATTGAGATTAAAATGATTAATCCTACATGGGCAACCAATCCGCTGACTACTATTTTTGGCGGATATATATATATTGAATAATGAATCTACAAGCAAACCAACGAGAGATAGTATCATTTGACATTTGGAAAGAGGGTGTATTTCACCCTGTCAATGTTTTGAGGCTTTCACTTTACAGCGGATATGACTTCATTGCCTCTCCAGGTCAAGTACATTATGACTTGATTCATCACGAAGTGGATGTAGATGGCAGCATTATGGAGGAGGTAGTTGCTGATGGTAATGTGCCATTGACATTTCCTTTAGTTGCTTCTTGGGGTGCTGATGACCAGCCGATATTCGATTATGTGGCACAGGAGTTATCAATCACTTTAGTCTGATGGCGTTCCGATTCTACCTTGATGGTCAACTTACCGATCAGCCCATGAATGACATGGAGCTTTCAACAACCATCAAGCGCAACAGTTCGCTCGGTGCTTTGTTGATTACGCAGGATGTGGAGCTGTCTTATAATGGCAACAATGATCCTGAGCCATTGGAGATAAGCGGATACAGTTATCTTAAAGGCAAATTCGACACAGGATCATGCCAAGAGGTTGCCATCAGGATTACCGATGACAGCGACCCGACTCAGACCATTGAGATTTACAATGGAGTCATCAAGGTTCCATCAATTCGATTCGATTTGCAGCGAGCCTTTGCCAAATGCAAGGTTCAGGATAACAGCTTTTATGCTTATATCAACAATAATAAGTCCATCAAATACGATATCCAATCCATTACAACCAAGAACGGTGAGCTGATATCGCCACCTGCGGTATATGATGTGGATGTGTTTCTTGGCTGCGATGGAACGGCTTTATTGACTCCAGCCAAGGGCTATAGGGTTTATGATGTGTTCCAATATCTGGTGGCAGCCATCAGCGATAACAAGGTGGCGTTTTATTCCAACTTCCTACAGACCGAGCCTGAAGTATTCATCTTTGATGGGTTCGCTTTACAGAATCAAGGAGCTACTCCGACAGTCAAGACCAGTTTTGGAGAGCTATTCAATGAGATGAATAAGATATTCAATCTAAGCTTCTTCATTGATAATACCGACCCAACCAATCCGACCATGATCATGGAGAAAACTTCGGATTTGTTCACTGGGTTGAATCCTGTTGAGTTCTTGGATATCAAAGACCTTGAAGCCAATATCAGGGAGGATAATTTATATGGAACGGTCAAGGCTGGCAGCGATTATAATCCTGTCGGTGCAGCTCCAGTATTTACAATGCCTGGAGTCAGCTATTATAGCTTTGGCGAGGAGACATTCACTCCTAAAGGACAGTGCAATATCGATAACGAATTGGATTTGGTGAATCAATTCAAGATTTCCAATAATGCAGTTAATGATCAGATAAATGGCGGAATAAGCGGATATGATGATGAGTTATTTTTGGTTGAATGCAATCTGTTGAACACCATAACCCATGTGGCTTCAGCTGTAAGTTATACGCAATGGACTCCACCCATTACATCATGCCCATCAGCTAGGTATTATAACTATAATCTAAGCAACCTACAGAAGCTTGCCAATTACGGCAATTCGCTTCAAACGACTTTGTTTAACACTTTAACTGTTGGAGTTGGTGGATATCAAGCGAGCCAAGGAAGTGAGACATATTTAGTAAGCTCTGACCCTCAATACATCGCCAATTACCTGACTTTGCCTGAAACGATTCTGACCTTTGGAGATTTGACCTCATCGGGCAATTATAATGCAGGTCAATACAATGCTATCACAGGTCGTTACACGGCCAATGTTAGTGGAAGCCATAGCTTCGCAGCAAGCTACAAGTTTGACTGCGATAACTTAAAGGCTTGCTTGGGTTCATTCACCATCACCACTGCTGGACCTGGTTTGCCTGTTGGTTCCTATTCAGGCATCTACATGCAGGATTGCGTTTATGTGACTGCATACATCAGGATTTATGATGCTGGAAACACTTTGCTTTCAACCCAATCGGCTAAGACAATTATTTCAGTAGGGATGGAATCGAGTCAGCTAGGCATCAATTATGTGGTGGATATGGCTTCAACCGATTACGCTGAGTTCAGCATTGAGGCGAATATCTACAAGCGAGTCAATTTCCCAGCCAATAACACCTATAACACTCAAGCGGTATATCCAGTTGGTGCGACTTTCAGCCAAGCTTTACCCTTGCATCCCAACTTCGGATATCAGATATCTGGCAATCCTTGGGCAACATGGAACTGGACCAACTGCACCAAATACCCTTATATAAACATTTTCTTACAGGCTGATTCCATAACCGCCTGCACCGGGATTCCATCATCAGGAATCACCTTGACCGTTCCAAGCCAAGGAACCTATGAGAGCTATGAATACACCTTTGATTATGATATCAGCCAAACAGATTGGCTAAACATAGTATCGCAGCCGACCACATTGTTTATCTTTGAGAAGGATAACCAACAGCGAATCGGATGGATTGATTCCATGAAGCGCAACGATTGGACAGGTTTAACACAGATAAAATTAGTCACCAACAATGCCGTTACTACGCAATAAGTTCCAGCCATACTTCCCAGATCCTGATGCTCCAAACAACTACCAATGCGGTTCGGAGCAATATTGCCACCCTGTAACGGTTGGCGATACCGTTTGGAGTCAGTTCTATCAGACACCTTGTAATGACAATGAGGTGGCCGATCCTGAGTTTGATGATTATACATTGGGCAGTGAGCTTGTATTGAATGGGGATTTCAATGTCAATCCTGCCGCCACTTGGACTTATGATCCTGAATGGACTTGGGATGCTGGCAATACCGAGATGGATTGCTTGAATGGAAGCGGCGCGATATTGGTTCAATCTTCATTGGCTTTGGTTGCTGGTACGGTTTACCGCATCAGCTTTGATACTACCATAACCAATGGCGAATTTGTGGTATTGTTTGGTTATGGAGACCCATTGCAGACTCAGACCCCTGCTGTTACCATTACTGGAAGCTATGAGTTCGATTTGCAGTTCAATGCAACAGGATTTGAAACGATTACATTCTACACGGCTAACAACTTCACAGGAAGCGTTACCAATGTCAGCATTAAAGAGATACTTTACGCTGATTGGGATGATAATGATTCTTGGATTTTGTCTGATGGTCAGGCTTGCCACATAGTAGGTCAGACAGGCGATTTAAAGGAGATTGTGGCCAACTATATCGATGCTGGAAGTTATTATAAAGTAAGCTTCAATGTATCTGGAAGGACTGATGGCTCATTGACTGTCAAGGTCAGTGATGTTTCAACAAGTGCGGTATCAACAAATGGGACATTTACTTTTTGGCTTACTCCTACTTTACCAGGAACCATAACGGTTGAAGGAACCAGTACCTTTGATGGTTGTATCAGTGGGATATCTCTTTACAAACTTCGCAATGATTACAGTGCCGAGCTGATTGATTCCAATGGGACCAATTATGATGTATCTGATGCCTTCAGTTACTATCAGGACTATGTGACATTGGGCTTTTCATTCGATGATTATGAGCTGGCAGATGACTGCTATACTTTGAATGTATATGACCAATGCATAGTGACTTCCGACAATTTAGTAACCAATGGGGATTTCGCCAATGGCTTTACTGATTGGGTAAAGAATAATTCGGGCAGCCAATATGCTATCATTGGTGATCAACTTGAAATGAGCTTTAACCCATTTGGAATAGGTGATACCGACTATATTTCCAATGGTGATTTCAGTGGAGGTTCAACAGGTTGGACATTAGGAGCAGGATGGTCTATTGTAGGCAATGCCGCACGCCATACCGCAGGCAATACCGCTACATTGAGTCAGACAATGACTCTGCCTGCTCCACCACTTCCAGCTACAGGATTCAATTATTGGGTAGGATTCACCATCAGCAATTGGACCACAGGATCGGTAACGGTCAAGCTTGGTAATGCAGCAACAGGAACTACCTATACCTGGAAGGGAAATGATAGGTTCATTCAATTCTACGGACCAAAGCAAAGCGGTTCGGTTGACATAACCTTTACTCCCTCAAGCACCTTTGATGGAGATATCGATGATATCAAGGTGGTGAAGACTAATCATTCAGGAGTGGCCCTTTTATATCATACTGGTATTCCAACTTTGACTCCTGGAACTTATCAAACAGAATGGGAAATTGTAGGTTCAACAGATTTAGGTATTTCAGCTAAAGCTTACATGAATGGTGTACCAACTCCTTCTTATCAAAGTGCATGGGGTACTTATAGTTTTACCCAAACCTATACTTTGAATGGTGGAACTTATTATATTTTAGTGAATTTCGGGAAAACCGACCCAAATTATATCCAGCCTAATTATATTGAAGGAAGTATCATCATTGACAATGTAAGCCTTCAAAAGATTGAACCTTTCGAGGCTACCTATGCCAGCGAATGCCTGCAATATAATTCCAATGGATTTGCTAGAACCAAGATGCTTGTGGGTTATTGCGACCAACCAAGTTTCGGCTTTGAGTTCGCAAACACCGGCTTCAGGCTTCAACAAAGGGCTGAGATTCGTTCCATCGCTCCGACCTATCCAAAGGCTACAACAGTCATGAAAAGCGGCACAGGCAACGCTAGGGTGGCTTACAGCGAAGTGGAGAAGTATTGGCAGCTTCATACAGGATTTGCTTCCGAGACTTTCCATGATGCAATGGCTGCCATCATCAGCTGCGACCATTTTCAAATAGGAGACACTGAGGATATAGGGGTTGAATATGTGGCTGAGGCGGAAGATTATTCACCGAATTGGCAGACCGATGGCTCCTATAGCTTGGCTACGGCTGTTGTCAACCTACGCATTAAAGAAAAGGGACAGCAATTCAATAGACACATTTAATTGATTATATTTGCAACAACTGGTGCCAAATCGGGTGAGGCATTAAGTAATCCCAAGAAACTCAATCTAAACTCAAAAAATCTTTGCTCTCATGGCAACTTGTTTAAATTACAACTGCGAGGCTCTTGGCGATCACGAAGTAGCAACGCTCACCTGTAAAGGCCCACGCCCAGCAGGTATCTCCGAGGTAGTCCTCATCCTTTGCGGTAACGACCTTACCGATCCTTCAGATGGTACTGAAGTAAACGCTCTTATCGCTGCTGGCGATGCTAAATTGGTTCAACAGATCCGCATGGGTATTGGTCAGGGTGAGTCAACCTTGTCTCCAAAGACCACTGCTTGCGGTCTGCCTCAGACCCTTTACATTACCTATTCAGGCAACATCATTGACTATTCTTGGAACACTACCAACTTTGACTTCTGGACAACTTTGGCAAGTGGTTACACTGTAGCAGGTGCCATCGCTCGCCTTTGCCCAAAGACTGGTTTCGACGATGAGTCAGTTTACTTGGATGGTGAAATCGCCTTCACTGGTGGTGCCATCATCACTGACACTGATGAGGAGCCTGCTCGCTTCGAGTTGACCTTCACTTACAAGGGCAACATCAGCTTGATTCCTACCCCAACAGGAGTATTTAGCGCATAATCAGTGGAACTATGACCAGAGGCATTTTGCTGATGGCGTGGGGAAAAAGAGGCTATGGATTCATGGCTCATAACCTCGCAGTATCCATCAAGCACCACAGCCCTGGCATACCCATCCACCTTATAGCTACCGATCGCGTTCTGAAGGAAGTCACCGACCGCTCGATGTTTGACACCATTGAGACATTGGCTGATGATCCTTCAGACCCCGGTAGGTATAAAGCCGATATTTACGATTTAACACCGTTTGACTCCACGCTGTTCTTGGATGTCGATGGTATTTGCATGCAGCCTGTCGAACCTTTGTTTGATAGGCTTGATGCTTCAGGGGCATGGTATGCGACCTTCATCAATGAGGTTTATGACATCAATAGCCCTAACATTCTGCCTCAGATGTGGTGGGCTTATAGACAAGATATTTGGGAACATTGTGGCTTTGACCATCAGACCAAGTTCCCAGCGACCCAATCAAGCATCCAATACATTCGCAAGTCTGATAAGACAGCCGAGATGTATCGGATATTCAAAGCTGAGATGGACAACCCCATACCTTTGGAGAGGCTTCGCAACAAGTGGGGAGGGGGTCAACCTGATGAGCTTTATCTGAATATCGCCTTGGCAAGGATGGGAGAATGGCACCATATAGGTGAGACTTCCATGTACTTCGGCAACACGGCAGCCAAGCGACCCCATGAGCTGGCTCAAGTCTATACATTCCTGAGTTTATTCGGCAACCGTTCCAACATCAAGCCGATGTATTGGGACTATTACGACAGGGCTTTGATGAAGATGCAAGCCCAGAGAGGGCAGCGACATATCTTTAAGGGTCATCTTTTAAAGTCTGATAAGATTGCCAACATCAGCTCGCCTAAGACTAGAGTCATGGCTCCGACCATTGCCAAGATTGGCGATAACAAACGGACCAAGCTTCCAGGAAAGGTGGCTTTATTTACTCAATACTTTGAGCAAAAGTTTGCGGACAGGCAGCGTGAACTGAGGCAGGTCATGCAGCTCAACTGCGATTGTCCAAGCATAGATGTCATTTATAATCTTGGAACGCCTTGGAATCATCCAAAGGTGGTAAATGTGGAAGGTTATGACCGTGCGACTTACACGGATTATATAAGTTTCATGCAATCAGTTGAGGCGGATTACTACATTCTGACCAATGCCGATATTTATCTAACCACCGAGATTGAGGATATTAAATCGCTCAAAATGGATCAAAGCGTATTATGCCTGAGTCGCTGGGATGTGCTTCACAACGGCAATGCCAAGCTATTCGATTACGAGTGGACTCAAGACACTTGGATATGGAAAGGCAAGCCTAAAACGCTTAAGAATGTGGATTTCACAATGGGGCTGCCTGCCTGTGACAATCGCCTGGCTTATGAGATTGCGCAAGCTGGATTGAAGCCCATCAACCCAAGCAAGGATATCAAGACCTATCATCTGCATTTATCCAATAAGCGAAGCTATACGGAACGCCATAGATTGGAAGGTCCGACCTTGCCACTTGCTCCAACCAAGTCGGATTTGTATCGCAAGAAGAGGCTACTCATTAACCAACCAGGTAAGGTTGGGGATATCATCTGCGTTCTACCAATTGCCAATTGGTACCATGAGCGTGGATTTGATGTATTTTGGCACTGTCCAAAGCAATACCACAAGCTCTTTGATTATGTTGATTATGCCATACCGGTGGAAACGGTCCGAGGCAATTATGATAAGGTCATTGACTTGAGTTTCGGTTTGGACCAAAAAAGTCCAATCCACATGCAATGGATCAAGGAGCGGAGGAACTTGGACAGCTTTGTCATTTATAAATACCGATTGGCAGGAGTTCCATTGAGCGAATTGAGAAACCTTAAATACAAACGAAATGAAATATCTGAAATGGCCCTTTATGATGCTTTGGGAATTGATAGTAGTAGGCCTTACCATGTTATTCACAGCAGTAGTGACTACGGCAGTCCTGCTGATATTCTGGTTACAGACTCTGTGGTCAAGTTTGAAAAGGTGGGCGATTACAGTATTTTCGATTGGCGCAAAGTCCTAGAAACCGCTACCTCCATCCATTGCATAGATTCGAGCTTGGCGAACTTTGTCGATGCCATTGATACAAATGCCGAGCTTCATTACTATATTACAGACAAGGTTCCGCATCAATCCGATAGGACCATACTGACTAAAAACTGGCAGAGATATGATTTGGCAAGAGTTTGATATCACCCTAACCGATAAGAAGCTTGATGAGATGGGGATTGATAAGTTCACTGAAAGCAAGGTTATGGTATCCCTAGAGAATGTCTATTCATTTCATAAATCCTACAACGATAACGGCGATGAGGTGGTATTGATATTCTTCATCAACGGCGATTCGATGCAGGTGAATTGCTCCTATGAAACCATGAAAAAGATAATGAAATGCAGATAGCACAGCACCTAATGCCGAATGGCATGGGAGCGCATAACGACTTCAAAGATGCCATCACCAACCTCATCCGAACCAAGAAGCTTCAAAGGATTATTGAAACGGGCAGCTATCTTGGCGAGGGAACTACCCAAGGCATTGCTGATGGCCTGGTGGGGGATGAGCAAGTCTATTCTATCGAGGTTAACCCACGCCACTACGAAGTGGCAAGGAAAAGGCACCGTAACACGGTTATCACTTTCCTTCTTGGTTTATCTGTTAAGCGTTCTGATATTCCCACTGATATTACTTTCGATGTTCCTGATAATATTGTTATTGACCACCTTGATCATAACAGGGAGGTTCTCTATAGACAAGAAGTAAGCTTCAAGGTTGGGGATGAAATGCTGCATTTCGCATTGGCCAAATTAGACTTCAAACCTGACTTGGTGATATTGGATTCGGCCGGTCACATGGGTCTGATTGAGTTCAAATATCTGATGGATCGCGTGGAACCAGGCTTCTATTTAGCCTTGGATGACACCAACCATGTCAAGCATTACCAAACATGTGAAAGCCTCAAGACCGTAGATTGTGACCTAATTTGGTCAACAGATCAGGGCTTTGGAAGTCGCATTTATTATATCAAATGAGGTACGCCTTAACCATAGTTTACAACGCCAAGCATCATTTGCTTCACAAAGACTTTGCCGAGCGCATGGTTTCCATGTTTGACAAGTGGGTCATTGTGGAGGGCTTCAGTAGGAATGGTGGCTCAACGGCATGGTGTACTTCAATCCGACCTTTATCGCAAAGTACCGATGGAACTATTGAGACTTGTCAAAATTTGGCAAGTCAATATCCGACCAAAGTCTTATTCGACACATCCCAAACAGGATGGCCAAGCAAGGATGCGCAGGTCAACAAAGGAATCGAGTTGCTTCAAGGCAATCCTGATGGATGGCTTTGGCAGGTGGATGCCGATGAGCATTGGACTGAATCGGACTTGACCGAGGCTGAAA